TTCTAGATTGATTTGATTATCTAACATCTTGCCAGATGTCTTCATCTTATACCCTACAATCTCACCACCATCCTCTATGGTTTCTGGGTGAGTGAAGTAGAACACCTTCAAATCATCTCTAAGCTTACGTGTTGCTCTAAGCATCTCTACCATGTCTTTAGCGAGAATGCTGAATTTAGTGTAGCCAGTCTCTGTGGCTTTCTCCATCATACGAAAAGCCATCATGTAATTGCTATCCTCGATAACAATGTTCTTGATGTGTGTAGCTTTCTCAGAGATGGTGAGCAGGAGTCTGTGGATTTCTGTAATCTCATCCACTTCTTTGTAGTTCTTGCTTTCTGTGTTGTACAGCTTATCAGCACCCTTGAAAGGAAGCTCCTTTCTTGCTGTGTTAATAATGTACGTCTCTTTTGGATTTAGATGTTTAATTGATGTTGATTTACCAGTGCCTGTAGCACCCACAATTGCGATTAATTTACTTGCCATTTTTTAGTTGTTTTTATCCAAAGATACATCAATATCTTCCGATTTCAAAATTTCTTTTCTTACATCCAGGGCCTTTGGATCTTTGAGAAGAGCATTGAATGCAGCCATTGCATCTTTGTGATCCCATGAGCCAAACTTATACTCTCCATCAATTTTCACAATGTACCAAGGATCTTTTCCAAGTGATTCTTCTTTTACTAGTTCTAGTTTCATATATATCTGATTTTTGTTTTATCGAAAAATTCTAGTGCTTTCTGTAGCCACTTTAGTTCAACAGTTTCATTAGAGCTAATAATATAGATTTGAGCTTTCTTATCTGGATTATCATATTCCATACCCATACACCTGTTGATCTTCTGAGCTAGATTCTCACCATTGCTATCAAAGTAGTTGATAATCACACGATTAAGTGGTTTGTATGTAACACCTGTGTTACCAATCTTGACAACAGCTAAGTGCTTACCCTTACCCTCCACAAAATCATCGAAGATTTTCTTCTCTTCTTTCTTGCTATGGTAGCTTGGTATGCCCAGCTGGTCAGCAATCTTGGTGACACCACAGAATACTAGTATACGCTCCTCCTTATGTCTCTTCAGGAGTTCTCTAGTCTTTTCCATTTTAGCTACACTGTTCTGTACAATTCTCATTCTAGCTAGTCGTAGGAACATAGTAGCTTTACCCTGTCTTTCAAGGCTATCTATTACATACCCGTAGCTATCAAACTGTTGTTTCTCAGTGCGTAACTTACCCTTATAGTCATTCTTTCTCTTGTTATCCAGAGGAGTGGTAACCACAGTGATTTGATAATCAACAATTACACCTTCTTCAATAGCCTGACTAATAGGATATGTTGCTACAACACACAGTCCTAATTCATCACATAGTGTACTCTCTGTATGTTTAGAAAGTGTACCAGTGAGTCCCAGGATGTGATTGTTGATCTCTATCATCTCTCTAACAGCCTCTATTTGAGCCTCTGATAATAGATGTATTTCATCTATCACAACAAGATCAAATGGTTCCTCTAGGTGCTTTTTAATGGATAAATGGGTAGTATAAGTTACATTACTATCATCCCATCCGCGTTTCTCAAAGTCATCTTTCCAGCTCTGCTTAATCTTATTGTCTGGATAGGCTATAAGCACACTTTTTGGCTTTAGCTTCTCAAGAATGTTGATGGTGGTATAAATCTTGCCAAACCTGGGACACAAATTAAGTATCCCGAACTTGCCACTATTTAACCACACATCAGCAAACTCCTTTTGACGTTTATCTCTTAGTGTCATTTTCAAATAGAATTGTGAATGACCAGAACAGCCATTCTAAATTAAGAGCTATATACTTATCATCTGTATTGATGCTATTCAACACACTGATGGTGGGAATAAGTACAATTTGCCAAAAATGATCTCTCTTGCTGGGAATAGTGTTAAATGTTTTTAGTGTAATTCTCATTGTCGTTTATTTGTTTAAGAAATAGGTTTTGTTTATAACAGCCTCATAATCAGCGTCTGTCATGTCTTTCATTCTTGGGAGCTCTTTGAACATACCAATCTGACCCATAAAGCCCAGACCAACACGCACATCATCTTCTCCATAAGAATTCTTAATAAGTCTGAGACTTCTGAAATACTTAGCACCATATTGATCTTTCAGCTTGTTGATGGAATATCCAGAAGGATCATCCACCTTATATCGCAAGGGATCAAATAATGCTAGTACAACATCAGCATCATTCTGTGTTTGTGAACTATCAGCAAAATCCTCTAGCTGGGGCTCAACGTCCCCATTTTTAATTCTAATAGGATTACTGATGTCACGATTAAACTGACTAACAGCAACTGGTGTATAGCCATAGAAATCTCTGGCATACCTCAGCTCGTCACTCATCTTATCAATTGCTGCCTTCTTGGTAGTTTGATCCTTAGTGGTTTTAAGCAAACCTATGTGGTCAATAACCACAATAGTTATCTCACTAGGATCATTAGGAACATAGATTTTGTTATACTCATCCACCTGTTCTATTCTTCTGTCCAGCCAAGCAGCTTGTTAACAGGAATAATTGTTCCTGTATCCAAGAATATCTTCCTGCTCACCCACTTAGCTAGCTTATAGGTTCTAGATCGCTCCATAGAACGATATATCACACGCAGCTTGATTCCTGGGTTTTTCTGTGTGATGTACCAGTCATAGGGATTGAGAACAAATGCATCATCAATAAAGCTGGTCTTACCAGAGCCTGTCAAACCACCTACAAGAAAATACATGCTCTTTCTAATCCCTATGTAACGATTAAGTCTGTTGAAACCCATAGGAATGCCACCATTCCTACCATCCAAACCATTCTGTACCTCTTGTTTAAGTTGTTCAAAGCTCATATATCAGTTCCTCCTGCCACAGGTTGTGACTCTTTAATTGTTTCACCAGCTCTCACAAGCTCAATGAATGGCTCAAATGTTCGCTGGTTTAAATATGTGAGTGAATTCTGTTGAAAGGATAGCTTATTTGTACTAGTCTTCAGGGAGTTCTCTTTCTTTTGCAACACCTCAAACTCTAGAGCTGCAATCAATTCATCAATTGTATACTCTCCTTCCTCTAGTATCTTCTTAAGTTTCACCTTACATTCATCCTTCTTTACACGCATGCTTCTAGATCCGCTGAATGATTTTCCTTTGTATGAGAATGTATCAGTGCCTGGGTAGGCTTTCCACCATCTCTCAAACTCATCATCCACCTTCTTTCTAACAAGGACAACTTCTTCTCCTTGCGTATGTAAAAATTCTAGCAGATCTTTACCAACAGTGGATGCAGCACCATCTTCTGTGATGAGCCCTTTTCTCACCACACCCTGAAAGAGAACCCCCAGTTTGGGGGTCTCTTCACAAAGCGTTTTGATATCCACCGATTGTTCTGCCAGCTGCACTAGATAGATCATATCTAGTGTATATCCTTTCTTATGTAACTCTCTAAAATGGTAGAATGTCAAGTTGATCATTTTCTTGCAATTTGGGCTCTTTAACAATGTAAATCTTAGCAGGTTTTCTATGTTCATCCTCCACAATCTCTCTCATTATGGCCTGCTGTTCTTCATACAAATATATGACATCTTTAAGAGATTCCCTCTCTAGATCTTCATGAAAGTTCTTGGGCTCTGTCATAGTAATAATCTAAAATGTTAATAAGCCTTTCAATTAACTGGTCTTCAGTTTGCATTGCTAGGTCTATAATATCATCTTTTGTTTCATACTCATCCCCTGCATAATACAGGATGTTACCCACCAATTTTTCTCGCATTGAGAGGTGCGTGGTCTCTGCAATTGTTTTTCCTTTCTTTTCCATCTTTTTCATTTCTTTTCATTTTTTGTCAACATTGGACCCTTGTAAGGCTCTTCTTCATCATCTGTCTCAAAAGGAAAAGGGATGTACATATTCTTACCATCAATGGTGTATTTTAGATAGGGATTCTCGTATTCATCTATTACAAATTCCACATCTTCACCATCGATATTTATGTAACTTTTTTCCTCCTGAGTGTCAGTAAGTTGTGCATATCCACAACTAGAGAGAAGCAATAAAGCGATTATGTATTTCATAATCATTCAGTTTCATTTGCTATGATGTCTCCATAAATCTTAGCTCCTTGAGGATCTCTTTTCAGAAAGATCTTGTAAGCTATCTGATATCTATTGAGCTCAATCTGAGTAGGAAACAGTTCTCCAGAGAGAGAATCACTTAGATATACCAAAGAGTCACGGTCTTTCTTTAGAAGCTCTATAGCAATCTTCTCTTTTGTCTTGTTTTCTGGTTTATCAGGCATCAGTGCAAAAAATAAAAAACATGCAATGAGGCACACTATGCCCCAAAATGCAAAATTCTCAGAGTCTTTCATCTGAGAATCCTTTTTTCCTTGTTTCATAAATTAAATTTTTAGTGAAATCCTCCTTCTGTGTGGTTTTTGTCATCATCCCAACATGTGATTGTGGGATCATCTAAATCATCATCAAATTGTTCTTTACCATCCTTGATTATGAAATAGGATGTTACAATCAGCACAATCAGTGCTAGAATTAGGATAAATACTGACATGGGTTAGTTTTGAATGCGAAGACCGAACTGAAAATCAAAAAATTGAAATGTAGATTCAGCCTTGCGGGTGTTGAATTTAAATACCTTCTTGAGAAGAGGAATAGCATATTTCTTGAATTCCTCATGTTGAGCCTCAGTCATTGTCCATTCTGAATACCAGAACTCTGTCCTTCTAGCTTCTTCAATTGTCTTACCAATCATAGCAAGCTGATACTCAACGAGATGTTCAGATACATTAGCCCTATTTATCTTGGGCTTTTTAGGTTCCTCTTTAGGTTTGTCCCAACTGGGATCATCTTCTACAAAGTTGTCCATCACCATAAAGAAAGTTGATTTGGGTTAATGATTATTTTTCTTTTCTTACCTTCTGTCTGGATGTTATGTATTATTTTCTCTGCACGATCAATATAATATCTGTAATCAATGCCTGCTGTAGCAACCTCTGTATTTTTAGGAAGATAGTTA